ACCGCAGCAGACTTAGCCGAAAACTATGTTGCAGATGCAGAGTATGAGCCAGGAACCGTATTAGAGTTTGGTGGAGAATTTGAAGTAACAATAGCAGCTAATGCCACTAATAAATTAGCAGGAGTAGTCACTACAAATCCTGCATATTTAATGAATAGCGAGTGTGTAGGAGAGATTGTCATAGGAATTGCCTTGCAAGGTAGAGTTCCGTGTAAAGTTCAAGGAAAGATATCCAAGGGTGATATGCTAATAAGTGCTGGGAACGGAGTTGCTCAAGCAGCTGGTAATTTGTTAGCCATAGGCACAATAATTGGCAAAGCATTAGAGAATTTCGACGGAGTTTTTGGCGTAATCGAAGTTGCTGTGGGTAGAAATTAAATCATCATATTTACGATAAATAACAGTTATAACGGAGTTGATCAATGGCATATCAAGTAGACAAATTTAATGGAACTTTCTTAGTCTCAGTAGACGACGGCACCATTGATACTACCACCGATTTACGCTTTGTAGGCAAGAACTATGCCGGATACGGCGAAGTACAAAACGAAAACTTTTTGCATTTATTAGAAAATTTTGCAAATACAAGTCAGCCTCCTAGGGCTATTACTGGACAAATTTGGTTTGATAGTGGTAATAAAAAATTAAGATTTTATGACGGTACTAATTTTAGGACTGCAAGCGGAGCTGAAATAGGACCAACTGCACCCAACGGACTACAATCTGGAGATTTTTGGTTCGATACTAGCTCAGACCAATTAAAAGCATGGAACGGCACAGAATTTATTTTAATTGGGCCAGAAGCAGCCCCAGATTTAGGTGCAAGTGCAGTTGTCTCACAAGTTGTCAAAGACACGTTAGGAAATAACCATACAATTGTTAAGTTTAATTCTGGTGGAGATACTGTTTCTATTGTTAGTAAAGATGCATTTACACTAAACAGCGTCATTAATCCTATTACAGGATTTGATGTTATTAAGAAAGGCATAACGCTAGTCAACACAAACGGAACAACCGGAGTTACAACTACTGATCATTACTTCTGGGGAACAGCCAGTAACGCTGCTAGATTAGGTGGATATCTAGCAAGTGACTATGTTAGAACTGGTGAAATTGCCTTCACGCAAGAAATTTCATTTAGCGATGCAGGATTTACAATAGGTGATCAAAACGACATACGTTTTAGAATTGAAAATGGCGACGAACCAGTAATTGAAAATCGCTTAGGCAATACTATAACTATTCGAGTTCGAGTCACTGATAGCGATCTACGTAATGTTGCAATTTTTACCCCAACTGCAATAATTCCAGGTACTAATAACTTTTTTAATATTGGAAGTTCAACTAGCAAATATGCAAATATATATGCAACTACATTTCTAGGAAGTTTAACCGGAAATGTTACAGGCAATTTAGTTGGATCTACAAAAGGTAATGTACTTGCAGAAGATTTATCGATAGCTTTTAATGCAACCAGTAAGACGTTTGCAGGCGCATTTGCCGGAACATTAACCGGTAATGTAATTGGATCAGTTACTGGTACATCGTCCAATGCCCTTACACTTAACAGTCTAGTAGGCGAGTTAGGTGCAGTAAACAGTTCTATTGCATTACGAGATAGTTTAGCCAATATTACAGCTAATAGATTTATCGGAGTTGTTGATAAGGCCGATAGGCTTAAAATAGATAATACAGCAGTTGACACAGATCCAGTGTACAAATCTGCAAAAACAACAGCAACATCAAATACTATTGCAGCTAGAGACGGATCTGGGAACTTAACTGCTAATTTATTTCAAGGCACTGCAACAGCCGCACAATATGCTGATTTAGCTGAGAAATATTTATCTGATGCCCAGTACGAACCCGGCACTGTAGTATGTATTGGTGGTGAAAAAGAAGTCACTGCCAGCTCTTGGGGCAAACGTGCTATTGGTGTAGTAAGTACTAATCCAGCATTTATGATGAATAAAGATCTTGAAGGCGGCACATATATTGCACTTAAGGGTCGTGTTCCAGTAAAAGTCATCGGACGTATTAAAAAGGGTGACGAATTAATTGCAGCCAATGATGGATGTGCATCATTTGCAGTACCACACGCAACTGGAGTCTTTGCAGTAGCATTAGAATCTAGTGATGACGATGGTATTAAAATGATTGAAGCATTGGTATTATAAGGATAAGACATGGCAATCGGTGATCTAATTTCGGCAACGGATTATAACAGTATTCGAGACAAAGCAATTGCTTTGATAGGAACAGGTAAAACTCCTGAGTTAACTTATTTTTACGATGCATCGCATGGATACGGGCAAACAACTTTTAGTTCGGCGGTAGTATCAGGAAATCAAGTAACAAAAGCTCAGTGGGATGCATTACGCTATGATCTTTACAATACATTAATACATCAAACTGGAGTCACACCTAGTATTGTACAAATTGCAGTAGGCGGTCTTATTGCCTACGGTGCTGGAAATCCCAACACTCAATATTCTACTTTAGCAGATACAGCAAAAACAAATAGATTTAATCTGGGATCCGGCCAATTTGTTACAGATGCATTAGCATCAACTTCAACTTCTTCGTCCTGGTATCAGTCACGTAGCACAACTGCAACGGTTACATTTAACACTGCCGAAGAAGCAAGATTCTTTTTTAACAGCGGCGGGTCAATACGTTTTTCAAGCTCAAGAACCGGTGGCACTAGTGGCGTCCAACAAAATACTGCGTGGAGTAATTTATTAGCATCTGCCGGAGCACAGGGTTTTGGAGCTATTACTGCTGGAGTTAATTTTTATAATTTAACAACATCGTATCAACAATATTATTCTTTAGTTGCAAGTAGTCCGTATTCTGCAAATAATTGGAAATTAGAAGCAAAGTCCGATGTAGCTAACAATTCTAACGGTACTGCTACTGTTTTAACATTTAGAATTACATGGACAGACGGATATTATGATCCAGGTCCTGAGCCTAGTCCAGCCCCTGGCGATCTAGTTGACGGAACGTTATCATTATCAGTTACTGCTGTTAGAGCCTACGGAGTATTGCAGCCCACTGGAACTGCAGGTAGTTTTGCAATTGTCGGCCCTGCATCGACGGTACTAGATCCAATTACTGGTAGTTAAATTTTTACTCCTGTTAAGTGCCACATAAATAATGTGCGTATTTAATAGGAGATCTCATGGACGAACGTCTACAAAAAGCCTTAGATTTTTCAAACTACAGGCAAACGCTAGCTATTCAGCGTAAAACTCTTAAAGAGAAAATTAATGCTAGGCTTACCTACGGCTGTAATGGGGGTCTCTTTAAAATTGATCAAACGCTTATAGCATTTGTTCAGATGTTAATTAATGAAGGTCGTGTTGAAAACATTCCTTTAATTGATATTAATGAAAATCCAATCCTAATTGCTGATTTAAATGCATTTAGAGATGAAATATTAGATAGATATTTTTCAGCTACATATGAATATTTAGAAGAATATCAAAAAATTAAATCTAGTAGAACTGTTGAAAAATTATTAGATCTATGACTAAAGGTATTTTAATATTTGCTCACAACAATCCGCAAATTGATTACGGATTAATGGCAATTATATCGGCTGGCCTGGCAAAGAAAAATCTTAAGGTGCCTGTTAGTCTAGTGACTGACAAATGGACAATTGCTTGGTTAAAAGAATCAAATATGTATTCTAAAGCAGAATCTATTTTTGATAAGATAATTGAAGTAGACAAGCCAGTAACTAAAAACTATAGAAAATTGCACGACGGATTCAATAGTCAAACAATTCCTTTTGAAAATTCTAACAGATTTAGTGTTTGGGATTTAAGCCCTTACGATAAAACTTTAATGATCGACAGTGACTATTTGATCTTTTCTACAGTCTTAAATGAATACTGGGATATCGAAGCGCCAGTAATGATGAGTCATTCTATGAATGATATCACAGGTGATAGAGCCGGCATCCTTGATAACAGAGTTAGCGAAACTGGAATTCATATGTTCTGGGCAACAACGGTAATGTTTGATAAAAGTCCAGAAAGTCAATTCTTTTTTAAATTAGTTGATTTTATCAAAGACAATTATAGATATTACGCAGATTTATTTAGATTTAGTCCTAAACAATTTAGAAATGATATTGCATTTAGTATTGCCAAACACATTATGAATGGGTTTGAAACTGAATTTGTTTATACCTTGCCGCCAGTATTTACAATTTTTGACAAAGATATTTTACTTGATGTTGATAAAGAAAAATTAATTTTTTTAGTTGACAAGCCTCTTGACTGCGGAAGTTTTTGGGCATCTGCAACTAAAGGTGTTGATGTACACATAATTAACAAACAGAGCATTATTAGAAATAAAGATAAGTTACTGGAGTTAATATGAATTTTGGATATTTAATTATTGTATCTACTCATGCAGACATTGATTATCTTAAATGTGCATATGCAGCAGCATTGAGTATTAAGAATACACAGAAACCCGGATACGATCAAGTAGCATTGGTGATCGATAATCCAACCGTTGTTAAAAATTTAAAAAGTCCCTGGGTATTTGACTATGTGATCGAATGGAATAAAGAAAAGCATTGGGACGGTAGAAGTTGGATGGATAAATTATCCCCGTTTACTAATACTGTTTGCATAGATGCAGACATGATTTTTCTTAGAGATTACAGTCACTGGATTGATTATTTTGTTGAAAATAAAGATTTATATATTTCTAACAAATCGTTTACATACCGAGGTGAAGAAATTTCTAGTGATTTTTACAGAAAAGCATTTACAAAAAATAATATTCCTAATTTATATTCAATGTTTACTTTTTTTAAAAAGAATACAGAGATTGCAACTGAATTTTTTACGCTCGGCAGATATATTTTAAAAAATCCCACCGAGTTTAAAAATCTGTATATGGTAGATCATAAACCTAAAGTGTTAGGTACAGATGAAGCATTTGGACTTGCAGCAAAAATTTTAGATATTACCGACGAAATTTCACACAATTTAGACTTTCCAAAAGTTGTACACATGAAACCAATGGTACAAAATTGGCCATGGTCCGCTGAAAAGGTAACAGAACATGCGGGATTTTATCTCAACAAAGATGGTAATTTAAAAATTGGTAATTATCAACAAACAGATATTGTGCATTATGTAGAAAAAGATTTAATAACTGACGAAGTGATAAGTCTATTAGAGGAGATTGCATGGAACAAGAATTAATGGATTTTGATGAGTGGATCGAACTTCAACAAACTAATGTAATAGAATATCATGTAGTATACAATGCTGAGGGTGAAGTTACTAGTGTAGGTCCTTCTACCAGTGTTCAACATCATGCAACAACAATTAAAATTGATGATGATGTTGCATTGGCAATACTTGATGGTAGAGAAAATTTATTTTCTTATCGAGTTGATGTAATAACAAAAACTTTAATTAGGCTTAACAATTTTGCTACGCATACATTAACTAAAATTGACGATGTCTTACATCGAGTCATTGATAGGAAGTGGTCTAAAATTAGCTCCCCCGACATATTAATACAGCACGATGTAACAACTTCTAAATTAATATTTTCTATGGATAACAAATATAAAAAAAATATTTGGGAAGGTGATACGGAAATGAATTTCTTAATCACTGATTATAACGATCCTAATATTCTATTACAATTAATAACATTTAAAGTAGGGGACATTGCATCGAGTGATAAGATCTTTTCTGTAGATTCATCTAATCAGTTTAGTGTTTATACTAGAAGATTGTTTGATCAATATGTCATTGATACATTATGAAAACAGTTGAATTTGATGTTGTATTCTTAAGTTACGACGAACCTAATGCAGATTTGCACTATGCTGATTTATGTAATAAAGTGCCCTGGGCAAAACGTGTACACGGAGTTAAAGGTAGCGATGCTGCACACAAGGCTGCTGCTGAGTTAAGCGATACCGAATGGCTCATCACCGTTGATGCTGATAACATAGTCGATCCTAAATTTTTTAATTTAGAAATTGACACAAACAATCCTAAAATACAGGTATACAGTTGGTTAGGCAAAAACAAGCTCAACGGACTAATGTATGGAAACGGCGGATTAAAAATTTGGAAAAAAGATTTTATTCTTAATATGAAAAGTCATGAAGCTAGCGATAATGATCGTGCTCAAGTGGACTTTTGTTGGGAAGACGGTTATCAACAATTCAAAGAGTGCTATAGCGAAACAATAATTACAGGAAGTCCGTATCAAGCGTGGAGAGCAGGATTCCGTGAAGGCGTAAAAATGACCTTAGATGATGGCATTAAAATACCTCCACAGGAAATTAAAGAACGTATTTGGTGGCATAATCTTCATCGATTGCGCATGTGGAGCACAGTCGGCGCTCATGAAGAACACGGCATGTATGCTGTTCACGGTGCAAGGTTGGGTACCTGGTTAGCTAATTGTACATCATGGAACTATGTTGATGTTCGAGATTTTGAAATACTAAACAATATCTATAATGAACATGTTAATTCTAATACTATTGTTGATGACATTAAAGAGTTAGGTGACAAATTAAAAATAGAGTTAGGTCTAGATTGGCCATATCTTGATTCTAATCAAAGTCGATATACATTAGATTTATATCACGAAACTATTAAACTTACAAATACTTATTTAAAATGATATATGATATTTTTTACATTAGTAATACATCAGTTAATACTGATGCCTGGAACTTGTTTTCTAAAAGATTTCCTGCGGCAAGAAAATTAGAAAATGTAAAATCTTTTAATGATGTTAAGTTAAAATCTTTTACTAAGTTTTTTTGGATTGTCTGGGATGACTTAGTAGTATCTGACAATTTTATATTTGATTATCGAGTTGCTAAATGGGATGAATCCTATACTCATGTATTTAAAAATGGTGAATACTATGACGGAATATCACTATTTTCTAAAAATTCAACAGTATCTGAGAGAGAATTTAGCAACAGATTTTATGTTAACAAAAAGGAAATTGATGTGGTTGCATCGACACCTAAACCTTACGACAAGTTTTACATAGACACATATGAAGAATATCTAAATGCTATTGAAACTGCTACCACTGATATGTTTTGGGTAATATGGGATGAAGTATTAGTTAATCCGGAATTTGCATTTGATTTTAAAGTTCCTAAATACGATCAACATATTCCGCATGTATTTAAAAATGGCAAATATTTTGATGGAATTTGTATTTTCCCAAAAAGCACCATAGTTACCCAACGTGAGTTTGAAAACAGATTTTATATTAACAAGAAAGAAATTGATGTAGTTGCGTCGATGCCTAGGCCCTACGATATGTTTTTTATGTCGTACGACGAAACTAATGCTGATATAAATTATCAAAAGCTTCTTGATAGATTTCCATTAGCTAAACGTGTGCATGGAGTTAAAGGTATACATCAAGCCCATATTAAAGCAGCAGAATTATCTAGTACTGAAATGTTTTGGGTAATAGATGCCGATGCTGAAATACTTCCAGAATTTAATTTTGAATTTGAACAAATTCCCTATTATGATCGTCAGCGTAGAATTAATTTAATAGAAACTGTTCATGTCTGGCGCAGTAAAAATCCCGTAAACAAATTAAGATACGGATACGGCGGTGTAAAATTGTTTCCTAAGCATTTAACTATGTCAATGGATATAACAAAACCAGATATGACAACGTCTATTAGCGACAAATTTCAAGTAATGAAAGAAGTTAGTAATATAACAGCGTTCAATATTGATGAATTTAGCACCTGGAGAAGTGCATTTAGAGAATGTGCAAAGTTATCTAGTAAATCAATTGATCGAAACTATGATAAAGAAACAACAGTTAGATTAAGAATTTGGTGTGCAGTTGGAAAAAATGAGCCGTTTGGATTATATTCTATCGGCGGCGCCCTTGCAGGTTACAGATTTGGAACAGCAAATGTTGGTGACTTAGAAGAACTTTCAAAAATTAACGATTTTGATTGGTTGTTCTCCGAGTATACAGAATGGTTACCGTCGTTAGAATTGCATTTAAAAACTAAAGATCGATATAAAAAAGAAACCGATGTTGAATAATATTAATGGGGATAAAATTAAGGTTGTTGATGGAAAAATTCAATCTGTATATCTTCACGATACTGAAAAAATCCTACACGGTCTTAATGCAGTAAGTCCTAGTTTTTGTCTAGCAAAATGGTATAATGTTAGTATTCATATCCCCACGGGACAAACGCATAGTTGCTATCATCCACGCAGTCATAAAATACCTTTAGAAGAAATTGCCATTGATGTTAGTGCGTTACATAATACCAAATATAAAAAAGAACAGCGTCAATTAATGCTGGATGGTAAAAGACCAGAAGAGTGTAGTTTTTGTTGGGAAATAGAAGACAGCGGAGATAACATAAGCGACCGTGCATATAGAAGTAAAGATGTATATCGACCGGGAATCATTAATGAAGCTGTTGCCTTAGGTGCAGACGGTAACCCTGCCCCTAGGTACTTAGAAGTAAATTTTAATCAAGCCTGCAATTTACGATGCACATATTGTAGTCCACATTTATCCACAGCATGGATGCAAGATATAGAACGTAACGGTCCGTATCAATTGTCTACTAAAAAGCATAATGATATTACATGGATGCAGCAGCGTGATACAGTACCCGACAACAGTTTGTCTAATCCTTATCTAATAGCATTTTGGAAATGGTTGCCTCAAATTTATTTTAACCTTCAAACATTTCGAATGACAGGTGGCGAACCTTTAATGGATAAAAATACATTTAAAGTATTTGAATATATTAAATCTCGTCCTAAAAAAGATCTTCATCTTAGCATCACTAGTAATTGTTGTCCACCCGGCGATCAGTGGAATAAATTTTTATCAAGCCTTAAAGAAGTAACAGATACCAATGCCATAGAACATTTCATGTTGTTTTGCAGTTTAGACAGTTGGGGCAATCAAGCAGAATACATTAGAGACGGATTAAATTTTAACACACTTTATAAAAATATTACCAACTATCTACAAAATAGTAGCAAACACAGTTTAACTTTTATTGTGACTTTTAATGTGTTAAGTTACCCTAGATTTTTAGAATATTTAAAAAATATTTTATTATTAAGACAAACGTATAATACAGATCGACAGTTAATATGGGTTGACATTCCGCAACTTACTAGTCCTAATTGGATGGATCCTAGAATAGCTCCCGAGATGGCAACATTGTTAGAATCTGCCATTGAGTTTATGAAAGATAACCACGAAACTCCGGAAACTCGATTTAAAGGGTTTAAAGATTTTGAAATCAGTAAAGTACAACGATTGTTAGACTGGATTAAAACAACACCTTTTGATAAGGTATCTGCATTAAAAGATTTTCACATGTATTGGGATGAACATGATCGCCGCAAAGGCACATCATTTGTAAATACATTTCCAGAATTCAAAAATTTATATAACAAGAGCAAACATGGATCATAGAGTACAATTTGTAAAAAGTGTTAGAGATAGATTAAATGCAGTAAGTCCTAGTTACTGTACAATGAAATGGTTGCATCAAACTTTGTATCTACACACAGGCGACAATCACAGTTGTTATCATCCTCGCCCCCATCACATTGGGCTTGATGAAATTGCCATTGATCCAAGTGCATTACATAACACCAAATGGAAAAAAGAACAACGTAAAAAAATGCTAGAAGGTGAGCGTCCCAGCGAATGCTCTTATTGTTGGAACATTGAAGACTTAGAAGGTGATCATATAAGTGATAGAATGATTCACAGTGCTAGTAATTTTTCCACACCGTTGATTGAAAAGTTAGCAGAACTTCCGTGGGATGCTCCAATTAATCCAAAATATTTAGAAGTCAGTTTCGGTAATGCTTGCAATTATCGTTGCGGCTACTGTTGCCCTCAAGCAAGTACTATGTGGACAGAAGAAATTAAGAAACATGGAAATTATGACTTAACTTATAATCAATATGGCATTGAATTTATGAGTAACGGAACTTACTATGGTCCTAAAGACGAAAATCCCTACATTGAAGCATTTTGGCGCTGGTGGCCAAGTTTAAAAAATGATTTAGATACTCTACGTATAACCGGTGGCGAGCCACTGATGAATCCGGGTGCTATGCAGTTTTTTGATTTACTAGAGTCTGAACCTAGTCCTCATTTAGAAATTACGTTAAACAGTAATTTAGGAGTTACTTTTGATCGAGTTGATAGACTTCTAGAACGTGTACAGAGTTTGTTAGATCAAAAGAAAATCCGTAAATTTAGTTTTTTTACTAGCATAGACAGTTGGGGCGAACAAGCAGAATATATGCGTACCGGGTTAAAATGTGATCATTGGGAACGAAATATGAAAGCAGTGATTGCTACTGGAGCCACAGTTAATTTAATGTGTACGTTTAATGTGTTATGTGTGACAAATTTTCAAAGTCTATTACATAAGGTAATTGAATGGCGTAAAGAATTTGGTATGAATGCAGTATCTTTTGATACTCCTTACTTAAAGGAACCTCCTCATTGGATGATTAATATTCTTACAGATGATTTTGTAGTCTATATGGACAATACATTAAAATTTATTCAAGATAATAAAGAATGGTTTACCGGAGTAGAATATGAAAAATTTCTTCGTGTAACAGATTACATGAAGGCTAAGACTATCTCAGAAGAAAAAATACGTGCAGGACGCAGAGATTTTTATAGCTTTTTTACTGAAAACGATAAACGTCTAGGTACTGATTTATTAAATACATTTCCAGAATACACAGACTTTTATAACCTATGTAAACAAATATATGACGAATGCAAATAAAATTATTATATGCAGTGGTGATAGTTATGTTGCAGGCGACGAGTTAGCAGCAGATTTATTAATACCGGGATATACATCTAATCTTTATCCGTTAGCAGGTGTTCCTAAAGATGCACAGGAATTAAGAGATCAAATAAAAGCAGCAGAAAAAAAATTATCTACAAACGAACATAATGAATACTGGGAAAATAGTAAGGCTAAAGCATGGCCTGCATATCTTGGTAAACTGTCAGGAATACCAATAAGTAACGTAGGTCGGAGAGGAATTAGCAATCAAGAAATAGCGCATAGAGCAGTTGAAACATTCCATCTTAAACTAAGCAAAGGCATAGATGCTAATAATATTATTGTACTAATGATGTTAACATCTCCGAATCGATTTGGAGCTCCTCAGCATGATATAGATTATGGCGGAGATTTTGAATATCAATCTTTTATGCCGGGATATGAGTTTATGCCTAGATCTATTAAACATTATTGTGAAAGAATTATAAAAGATTTTGACGACTATGATTTATTGTGGTTTAGTTATTCTAACTTAATAGCAGCAAAGCATCATATTGAATCCTTGGGGGGAACTGTGTACTTTTTAGACAGTTGCTTATGGGGTTGGTATATAAAAAATTATAAACACGATTCTAAAAAAACAAGACATCATACTATATCTAGATCATTAAAGATTCTACATGAAATGGGATCAATGGCATTTGATGTGCCCAGGTCTGCAAATCTTCCAGGCGGGCATTACAACGAAATAGTTCACGAACATTTTGCAAAAGAATTGTATGCCCGATTATTTGCTTGACTCGTTGCCCGGAACTCAACCAGAATTAGTTGAGACATTTAATAAATTTAAAAAATCAAATGAATTTTTATATAAAGGATTAGTCTCTAAAAATTATTTAGAGTTTAGTTCTGCTAGAGAAATCTATGCTGATATTAAAAAATATTTTGCTACTGAATTTGATAAAGAATTCCATACTACACCCTATGCATCAGAATTTAAAAGTTTTGTAAAGATGTGCTGGTTAACTGATGTATATTTTTCTCAGGGAATACGTAATCCTTTGGGAGCACATTATAATCCTAGATTGAAAAAAAATGTAATACATCCTGGACGTTCTAGGCAAGCGGTATACAGTTTATTCCATAATGATACAATAGAAGTTGTTTATTTTAATACCGGCGGAATACAGTATCCTTGGTTAGCATCTATGAAAAAGATAGAAATTTCCGACTATTTAAATACCGGATGTTATATTGCATTGGTTCCGGATCACGGCAGTATTATTCCTCATATACATTATGAACAACATTTGTTAGTAGATAATGTAATGACATATCACAATAGGATTAGAAATAGATTTAATTCTGAGTTTTCTATAAGAAGCAATGTTGATATAGAACTGTTACGCAAATGGAAAACGTCTTTAAAACCAGTTGTTGATATTACATTTTCAAACAATTTTGATTTTAAAGACGTTGTCAAAGCCATAATTATTATAACTCTTGGACTTTCTTATACCTCAGATAAGTTTAAGATTATATATAATTCATAAAATATTTTTAGTTTCGTTGCCGATATCGCCCTTAAGCCTGTCGACATCTATTTTAAAATCTATTTTTTTAATTTCTTCTTTATATTCTTGAAACGTTTCTATTAATTTACTGGCAATTATATCACTATGACTGTGAGCTAATTGTTCTTTAACATTAATTTCCCAAATTCTACCGTTGCCAAATTCTAATCTAATCATTTCTACATAGTGAACTGGCATGGTATTCATATAAAGATCCTCAAAAACTTCCGGCCATTCTTGTACAAGATGTTTTGGTGGTCTAAATAAGGGTTTAGGCATCAGAAGTTTCTTCAGCCTTTTTAGTTGCTTTCTTAGGTATTGGATCGAGATCGTCTGCCTGTTTACGTAATCTAGCAGCTTCTTTATACATTGCATCTGCTTGACTTCGATACGACTTAGCAATGTCTTTATCCGATAATACTTCGTTAGTTGCAGCCTTTAACGGTTCCTGTTTCTTAGGAATATTAGGTTCACCAACATCTCTCATCAAATCTTTAACTTCAACAATTTCTTCAACTGTTGCTTTTTTAGGGGCACCGGAAACAAATGTGTATAGATCGTCAATGGCTACATTTTTTTGTTCTGCGATAAGAACATTTAACTGATGCAAATCAATTTCACTGCCAGGCGTTGGAGTCATCACAATAGTATCGGTAGGTACTTTTATCAATGATCCGTCTGCTCTTAGTGCTTGTAACATTGGACGTCCATCTGGAAAAGTTCGTGTAAACATGATTTCACCTAACTCAAATACTTCTTGAGCTTGGTCAGTTTCAACCATCTTCATAATAGAATCGTGATATTCATCTTTCAAAGGGGCAACTGGCAACACCAATGCCATATTAGATTCGCCTGGTAAAGTTCTAAAGGCAACTAGAACTTTTGCTCCGTTGGCCTTAATTTTACCTATATGCTTAATGGTTATCATTTAAGCCTCCTTTTTTGCTACAGACTCTAGGAATGTGTTAAGTTTGTTGAATACTTTGCCAACTGATTCTAGTTCTGCTGCTTTAAACGCTCCTCGTTGTGATGCGACTTCAATAATACTTTTTAGTGCTGCAAGATCGTTAAGATTTAAATCTGGACCTTGTGGCGCCGCCTGTTCTACGGGAACTTCTTGTTTGACTTCGTCTGTCATTATTTTCTCCTTAAATGTGGACATGCTAACATAAAATATGTCAATTCTTTATGATCTTCAAACCCCAAGTATGTTACTGATCTTACTTTACTATCAGTGCCAAGACCTGGTGTTTTTTGCAAATAGAATCTACCTTTGAGTTTTACTTTAATCCAATTTTCAAGATCATCTCCAAACAAATCTCCTTCGGAAATTTTAATCTTAGAAAACTGAGGTGCTATAAAATCAATCTTTCGACGATTCAAAACATCTAAGGCATTCAATTCTATCATAGTACAATATTTAATATAGATGATTAAAGAAAATGTTAATTCTGGCTAAGTCTTTTGTTCATAGCTTTTGCCATGCCCATTTTTCTAATATCTCCAGAGAACAGATAAAGTTCAAATGCTGATTTTTCAGACATAACTTTAATATAATTTTTTCCGAGATAAAATGGAGATTGAATATAGTGATCTAACCAAACTAAAATTTGAGGTGTTATTTTAAGTTCTTTTGGAAGATCAATATTATATGTTTTAATTTCAGCATGAGTTTCTACAAACTCAATACCTTGATCAGTTAATCTAAGACCGTTAGCATTCTTTTCTCGCAGATTACACCACCATACAGATCGATATTTTTCGATATTGTTGTTAGGTAATCCTGCAGCTTTGAGGAATACCTCTGTATAGGTATTCTTTGAATCCATACTAACTTATTTGTTCGCCTTGTACTAACTTAAAAACTGCAAAATCTGTTGTTTTAAACAACTTGTTTAATTTTTTAGCAAGATTATGTGCATGTCCAGGATTTGAAAAACTTACTTTTTTATACTTTGGTCCAGGATAACTCGCCAATAGACTACCACTTTTTAAATTGAAAGGCTGACCTTTATAAAACACCGCCCATATGGCATCGCTCTCTAAGATTTGTTCAATCTTATAAGAATCCTTATTCGCATGTTCAAGTATTACTTTAGGTTTTGGTCTGCTCATATATACGTGTCCTAATTAACCACGTATATATTTATCCTTATTTAGAATTGACCACCATCGAATTTAACATCAATTTTAGTGGTTGACTCGCGTATTTCGGATAGCATAGCATGTATTTCTTGCACTGTTTTACCTAATTTGCTAGTTAGTACACTAAGTTCAGAAGTTAAGTCTCTAGCCTCTTGAATAGAAATACGAATCTCTTTTTGCTGACTTTTTTCTGCAACTGCAACTCTAGAAATAAGTTTTTCTACAGTAGGAAGAGATGTTATATTATTTTGAGACATTGCTTAACACCTGCTTCATTTCTAATTCAGTTTTAAAAGGACCTTTGTATTCGTATCGTTGTAATGTGATTAATTTAGGACAGAATGATTTTACCCAACCTTTGTCAAACTTGATCACATAAAATCCAGCACAATATAAACTCTTGCTGTCGTCACTCTTGGTAAAGAGTGGCAGCTTACGTTTGATATCAAACATTGCATTGAACGGACTAGTACTTGTTGAATACCCGTGTACTTCATTAGGCAATGAATCAGTAGCTTCTTGAATAATTTTAACAACAAAGAAGTCTTTACCAAATTGTCGAGTTAGACTTTCTTTATTGTCATAAATTTTAATTCCTAGTTCATTACTAAGAACAAATCGATTGTCTTCGTTCTTTCTTAGAGTAGCAAACTTTGCTCCGTCTTTTTCAACAATCCAAAATTTATCATCAATAATCGGTTTAGCATGTAAATCTGTCATTTGAGGACCTCCACAAGTTTTACTATTTTCACACGTATCTTCATACGGGCACAGTTTGAGTTTCATTTATATATCTCGCATTTAATGGTTCGGCATATGCCTGTGCCTGATCAGCAATTTTCTTTAAGTCGTATAAGTTACAGAATTTTATAAGACGAATTCCGACCTGACTAACATTTTTATTTGCACTTGTTGCGGTTGCAATAGTATCTGCCATTATAGCTTTAATATCGTCGGGCTGATGGCTTAGATCAATTAGTCGACGATTGCGTTCGTAGTCTTCAAGAACACGATGTTCTACTCCGTTATGGTCAGTCCATCTCTGTAACATAAGATTGTTCCACGAATATCCTTTGCTTTTACGATCTTCGAACGCTTCAGTAAGACCCACTTTTTTGCTTGTGCCTTTAGTACGCACACCTGGATACGCCGAGAAGACATTATCACTGGTATCACCACGCATACATTTTTCAAATAAGAGCCATTCTGGATTTGGGATTGCTTTAGGTTCTTGCGTTTTCTTGTCAATGACTCTTTTGCCCTTTGCATCAAATATACCTTCGTGTGTGATAGTAGTTTCCATTACACCGTTATATTGTTTTACATTAGGTGCAATCAATTGTACAAAATCTGTGTCGGTACTAATAATTACATGATTGTCGTTTGGATGACTCTGGATCCAGCCAGCAATTAAATCGTCTGCTTCTAACTGAGAATGTTGCATTACTGTGCAATTAGTTTTTTCAATAACAAAATCTTTAAAAGTATCAAATGCTTCCCAAAATACTTTTTCTTCTTCAGCTTCTTTTTCTGTGTGTGCAGCACGAGCTTCTGCTCTTTGAGCCTTGTAGGGTTTATAATAGTCTTTACGCCAGCTACGACCTTCTAAACAAAAAATCACATGACTGCCGTTAAAATCTTGCCATGCTTTTTTAATGCTGTTTAATGTAATATGAAATGCCATGCCAAGTTTAATATCAGCATCTCCGTTAATAACATGCCTTGCACGAAAAAAGGTATTTGCGGTATCTACTAAAATATAGGTCATCTATTATTTTTCATCACTGTTTTTATATCGAGAGATCCAGTTTCAATTGGTCCACCATAATCTCCGTCAACTACTACATTAGCACATAGTTCACGGAACCAACGATCGACAATCTCTTCATCTTTATCGCCGTCGACTCCATAACCTTCTTGTTTTAATTTTAACACAAATAGATCATTCCAGTCAAGTTCAAAGAATCCGTTGCGAACATTTTCTTTATTTACGTGAGTGTTTAATACACCCACCCATGGTTCTTTTTTACGTGTAGCACGATCTTTTGGAGTTAGTTTTGCAAGTTCTTCAGAATCTTTAGCACGTTCTGCAGACTCTACAGCATCTTTAGCAATCTTTGTTGATTCCTCTGCTAGTTTTAAAGCAGCTTCGGTTTTTGCTTTGAGTTTATCAATGCCGAATAATTTTTCTATAAATCGTTTCATTATGTTCCCCACTCATTTTTAAATAACGGCACCTGCAATCTATCACTATAACGCCATCCACGCTTCATAGCTGCTAGTGCTACATTCTTAGCATTAAGTGTGTAAACACTTTCTACGCCACCCACCGGCATTAGATAAATGTGTCCTTTGAATCCAGCTGTTTTAAATTCTTCTACAGCACGTTCGGCATCTTTAATATCTTCTTCCGTTGCTACAACAAATTTAAGATACGCCGTGCCAACTTCTTCGTACTCGCAAACAATTTCTGGACAGATAGCTTCTTCCCACTTCTCGCCACTTGCTGGAAGTTTGGCACTTACGCTAAATGTAATCTCACGCTTATGTTTGGGCAAGCCAGTCCACGTGCCTAAGAAGTTTTTAAACTCCGTAGTAAGTTTCTGAGTACCGTTTGTTTCAAACGTGATTTCTTTAAGACCTGCCATCTTAGGATGATCTAACAACTCTGGATAAGCACGTTGCCAACCTAGTAATGGCTCACCGCCTGTGATAACTAGATGCTCGTCACGCCATTCTCCGAACGGAATAATTTCCGCAATTCGATCGGCGATTGCTTCTGAAGTGAGCATTGGACTAAGATCTTTAAAATCAGGATGCCAACTAGCATAACTATCACAACCCGTAGAAACCAAAGGAAGTTCTTCATATTTTTCAAACGCTTTAATCATTGTGTGGGCGCCCGCGATGTCGGTTGCCTCGTGACTCATTTCACCACGCGGCATACCAAAGCCTGCACACTTAAAGTTACAACCAAATGTACGTAAGAAAACAGAAGGGACGCCCATGTAGCGTCCTTCGCCTTGAATGCTGTAAAACAGCTCTGCTATTTTTATTTTGCTCATATTATATTATACACTCTTTTTCTCTAAAAGCCAAGAGCCGTCCCCTTGATCTGTCCATGTTAACACGTCGCCTTCTACCCAACCTGTTTGTTCTAGTAAGTCTGGAGGAAAGGCTAATATACAATCGCCCGTTTCGGGATCCTCTTCTACGTTAAGTGTCCAACTGTTCAATTTTAACTCCTGATTTTTGTAAAAATTTGATTCCTGAATCATCTCTATAGTTTTCACCATAGTAAACACAATTAATACCAGACTGATATATAAGTTTGGCACATTCAATACAAGGGGCATGAGTAATAAAAATATCAGCCCCATCACCACTGTCATTAGACTTCGCCAATTTTGCAATAGCATTAGTTTCAGCATGTAATACCTCCGGTCTTGTTTTTAAAATAACTTCCGGCTCATCATCACCATTTTCTTCGTAGATTTCAAGTTCACAGTTATTGTCCCACCCTGCGGGCATACCATTATAACCAATACTAATAATTCTATCATCCTTTACAACAATAGCACCAACGTGCAATCTGCGAGCATGACTAAGTTCTGCAAATCTACGAGCAACATCCATGTAAGCCTGCTTAAACCGTGGTTTCATTCTTTCTCCCCCAATCTTGATATCTACGCTTACGGCATTCTTCTTTTACACTGTTGGGAATATCAGGATGCCAGTCGGCCATACTACAATCGTATACCTTATATTCCGGCATGTCTACTTGAGAAAGTACAAATATCCAAAAGATGCAAGCAATAATAAAACCGATAACGTATTTGATCATATTCTATCGCTTAACAATATTTTGCACATCATTGCATCGTGTTCGTTATGAAACTTAAATTTCATTTGATCTGTTGACGGGTGACTAGTATATCGATCTCCCGGCAAGCCAAAATGTTCTAATACTATGGCACAGGTTTCGTTCCACCAGAAACCAGTTTGTTCTTTTTTCCAAGGTACTAGAATTTCATTCACTTAGTCCACCACTCTTCGTAAGGAAATTCAACCCATACATCGTTTTCTGCTTTATTAACTTCCATACCCCAATAACTCATACCTACCGCACATTGGCTAGACATGTTATCAACTACTACTGCAAATCGAACATTATTGCCCCATACTTGTTCCCAGAGTTCGTTGCCCGGAAAGCATCCACTAGGCCAATCCTTCATGATCCAGTTTAATGTGCTACCTTGATCGTTAATGTCGTCAACAACAAGAATATTCTTTCCCTTAAACGCATCTTCAGCCATGCCTAAATTGCTAGTACATTCACCGCCGTCACGTAGACTTATATCTAGTGATTGCATAGGGACATCTAAGTAATGACTGATCATTACAGCTGGTAGCAGCCCTCCTCTAGTTAATCCTACGACATAATCAGGGCGCCAGCCGTCATTGGCAATCTGTTTACAAATATTAGCAACTAACTTTTTAAATTGTTTGTTTTTAATTATGAGCTTGTTCATATCTTTCTTTCAAATATTGTTCGTGTTGTATCCATTTATCATTAACTAGAAAACCCACTCACGTTTATGTGGACCGGGCATAAACAAAGTCCATGCAGTTACGCCAGGCTTAAGCTCAACACGATGATAAGAAGTAGAGCTACATATACGAAAATGGCCGGGTCCTCGCCATTTACGTATTTCACTTGATTTATTACCGTTTGAGTCAAATTGCGGAATCCATTCATAGTATCCACCTTTTAAAATTAATGTTGCATAAGGCCAGGGATGATCATGTACATCGTCAGGATCTCCTTTTAAGAATTTGTGTAAAAAAATATTAAACGGAAATCGAGTTCGATCTTTTAAAAATACATAGTATCTTTCTAGATATGGTTCGTTGCTTTGACGATCCATTACAATACGCTTTCGCCCAATACGTTCTAAAAAATTAAGAAACCAGTTCATTTGCATGACTCCAAAAATTCATCAAATCGATGCACAGCTTCATTAAAATCAACAGCCCACACTTTAGCCGAAATCTGACCGTCTTCAATTTTTATATCAAACGGAACAACACCATGAAATGCTAGGCCATCGGGCACTGTTGTAATAACTGTAAACTCGTGTAAATTCTTTGCTCTAAAGATTAGATTGTTAGCCATGTCGACTGAGTTCATAATAATCCTTAAGTTGGAAAAGGCCAAACACTACTAGGTGCCGGACGAGGCTTTAGTTTAACATTCTCTTCAATGACTGTACCGTCTTCTTCACATAGATCAACTTGATATGGTGCAATAATGTGTACAGCGGCATCTTCTTCTTGCCAATTATGCTCGCCATCATACAACCAACCAGCACCACCTTCATAGTAGAGTTCTTTGAGTTCTTGTTGTTCAAGTTCGCTAATG